AGGTTGATGCCGAATTCCCCAAGGCTCTGCTTCCTGGGTTATTCGAGCATCACGACTACAAGATTCTTAAAGGCGGGCGCGGTGGCGGCAAGAGCTGGGCAATAGCCCGAGCGCTGCTACTCCTGGGGACCCGCAGACCGCTTCGCATCATGTGTGTCCGAGAGACACAGAAATCCATCCGTGAGTCCGTCCACCGGTTACTCACCGACCAGATAGCCGCTTTAGGGCTTTCAAGCTTCTACAACGTCCAGCAAGTAGCCATTACCGGGGTAAATGGCACAACGTTTGCGTTTACGGGCCTGTCAGACCTCACGGCAGCGTCGATCAAGAGCTTTGAGAGCTGCACTACCTGCTGGGTAGAGGAGGGCCACGCGGTCACGAACAGGTCGTGGACCATTCTGCTTCCGACCCTGTTCCGTGTTCCTGAGTGCGAGCTGTGGGTGTCATTCAACCCGGAACTCGACACTGACCCCACTTGGAAGTTGTTTGTTGAGGATCCCCCAGAGGACACCTGGAGTGTCTCGATCAACTGGGACAGCAATCCGTTCTTCCCCGAAGAGCTAAACAAGCTGCGCTTGCACCAGCTTAAAACCATGTCCAAGACGGACTACGAGTGGATCTGGGAAGGCAAATGCAGGGCAGCGGCAGAGGGCGCCATCTACACACCTGAAATGCAGGCGCTGGCCGAGTCCAAGCGGGTAATGCCCATTGCGATAGATCCCGTGCTTAAGGTCCACACGGCGTGGGACGTGGGATTCAGCGATAGAACTGCGATCATCCTGGTGCAGAAGAACGCCACCCAGCTATTGATCGTCGGGTACATCGAAGATAACCACCGCAACATGGTGGATTACGGCTCCCAGCTGCGGAACATGAATCTTAACTGGGGGGATGACTGGCTACCCTGGGATGCCTCTCGGGAGAAATACAAGCTCACAGACCCCGCATCGAGTCCTGAGGGGATTTTGCAGGGCATGGGCCGGTCGGTGCGCATAGTGCCGAAATCAAGCGTAGAGGTCGGCATTCACCGCGCCAGGCTGGTCTTCCCCAAGTGCTATTTCGACAAGGAAAGCACGGTAAGGCTCAGGGAGTGCCTGAAGCGTTACAAGCGGACGATTCCGGCAACCACGGGCGAGCCGACAACTCCTGCGCACGACGAATACAGCCATGGAGCGGATGCCTTCCGGTATCTGGCCATGGCATCTGAACAGTTCCGCAACGAAGACGGCTTCAAGCGGATCAATTACCCCAAGCTTGCATTTGCATAAACCTCGCTCCGGGGCCTCACCGTAAGGGCTTTAGCCCATATCGGCGCATAGACCGCTGTGCGGTGGCAGGTCCCCGGAGTCGGGGCCAATTCTATTTTCAAAGGAAGTTCATGATTACCATTGTTTGCGCGATTGTTTCTTATAGCCTGAGCACAACGGCATTGAATCTAAGTTATTCATGCAACGTGTTCGATGGCTCTGTGGTTCATGGGCTGAGCACGACGACTTCTCTTCCCCTCCCGCTTGGTAATGACAAAGCAAACAATAAAGCCATATTGGATTCGATAGCGGCAACAACCCAATCAGCGCTTGGGCTGACTGTTAAGCCTGATGACATCTATATCCCTTTTGCGGGTAATACCTAAATGGCTAATTCACCGTATACGCTATTTACTCAGGCCGCTGCTGGGCCGTCACTTACGGCGGGCACTGCCGCATCTATGTTAGTCAATGGATCTGCTGGACAGATCCGCACAACCATCCCTGCCAATTGGGTTGGATACGGGACCATGATTAGCTTTGATGCGTCAGGGGTCGTGACGACCGCTGGTACGCCGGGAACTGGCCTCTGGGACCTGAGAATGGGGTCTGTAGTGGCCGCGACCACTCAGGCCATGTCGTTCACTGCCAGCGCCTCGACGTGGCCATGGTCAGTCCATCTGGATGTGGTTTGCCGTAGCGTTGGTGCGACAACGGCAGCGACGTTCTACTACACCGGCTACATCGTAAGCCCTGCCTCTGCGACTACGGCGACGATTGTTCCTGTTACGCCGGGAACTGGTACGGGATTTGATTCCACCGTGCCTAACGTCTTTGATGCGTTCTTCACTGAGTCACTCGGCACCGCGACGCTGGTTTGCAACCAAGCGCGTGCAGTGATCTGGAACCCGAACTACTAGGAGTTTCTGAATGGCCTTGCCCTTTGGGTCAGGGCCTCTGTGGTCTGGCTATAAGCCTCAGGGGGTTCCGCCAGATCCTCCGCTAATAGCCTCGCCGGCAATACCGGCAATCCCCTATGTCGGGGGAACAGCACTAGCATCCAAAGCGGCTTCACCGCTAACGTTTACACTGTCCTGTGCTACAGGCAGTGGCATCGTCATCCTTGGGACAAATGGTGGTTCCAGCCCAACCACCATTACAGACACTGTAGGCAATACCTACAGTAAGTTAGTCGGGGCATTTTCTGACGGAAGCGCGGCCCATTTTCTGTGGGTCTGCCCGTATAGCAAGGGGACTAATCCTGCTATCACGATCACGACGTTTACAAACGTTGTGGTCATGGCGTTCGAGGTTGTAGGGGCCAATCCGGGCTTCTTCATTGATGGCTTTGCAACGAGCCTAAACAGTGGCAAGCCATCAGTTAGGACGAGTTCACCCAACGGGCTGATAATCAGCCATTACGGCGTGAACCTTCCGCTGACTGCGCCGACTGGGTATACGCGGCAGATTGTTTCTGCCCCGCCCAGTGGCGATCCAATCCAGGGCTGGTGCTGGAGCAATACCCCACTCCCGCAGTGGACGCAATTTGCCGGTTGGACGGGTGGAACTCCTAATGGCGCATTGGCCATTGCGATTCGCGGTGCTGGGAGTTATCCAGATCACGCCCCGCTCAAGGGCTTCCAGCTCCCGTTAGTTCCGCCCGGACAACTACGGCCGGTACTGCCGTTTGGCGCTCCTGGGGCCGCTGCTGCGCCCGGGGCGAATAACTATTCGCTGTCGCTGGGATTCGTTAGCTACGGGCTGACGATCAAGAATGTTTCGCAAGGGATTGCACTAGCTAGTCCCAAGATCAGCTATGCGCTGACGCTTGAGGGGGTAACGCTCGACACGGCTGAGGTAGCCGGGTTCGTAGCGTACAGCCTATCTCTCAAGACGCTGACGTTTAGTCGGGCTGTAACGCTCTCGCTGGCGACCACCAGCTATAGCCATAGCCCGCAGAGCGTAAGTTTCGTATCAGGTCCCGCGATAGCGGCTGGTACGACCTCATACGCTCACTCGATTCGGGATGTAACGCTTACTGCGGTAGTGGCGAATGCCACACCTGCGGTTGTCGAGACTCCTGCTGGCGGACCCGTTCGGGCCGTTCAGTACATCATCAAGATTGATGGCAAGGAGTTTGTAACTCCGAACCTCCAGCAGGCAATTGACCTGTTGAACCAAGCCAAGGCTCTGGCTAAACGCCATGCCATGGAACTGGCACGGGCTGCGACTGAAAAGAAGCCCAAAGCCCCAAGAATCAAGCTGCCGAAGATCACGGGCAGCGCGCCGGTTAGAGAACTGGTGCTTGAGGTCAGGAAAGAGATTGCGGCGATTTACGAGTCAGCCCTTCGGGATGCTGAGATCGCCTATTGGATCGAGTTGGATAAACGCAACGGTGAGGACGAGGACGTATTTTGGCTGATGTTCTGACCGGAAAACCCATGGACGATATTGCGCTGTGTAGCGCGATAGATGACTCCGACAACCGCGCCTATGGGTCCAACCTCTCAAATCTCACTGCCGGCTTATCGAACGATCGCGCGTTAAGCATTGACCTGTATCTGGGCAAGAACCTTGATCCTGCCCCGGAAGGTCAATCGAACGTTGTAGACCGTAGCGTATTTGAAACGGTACAGAGTGTATTACCTTCGCTATGCCGGATATTTGCTAACGGAGATGACGTTGTCACTCTGCAGCCTGATAACGAGGCTGACGTTGAGCAGGCAAAGCAGGAAGCGGCCTACTTAAACAAGGTCGTAACGCAGGATAACGACTGGTTTAGCCTGTTTCTGGACTGGGCCACCGACGCCCTTCTCACCAAGAATGCGTACATGCTTGTCTACAAGGACAAGTCACGCAAGGTAGAGATAGAGTCATACGAAAAGCAGACCAAGGAGGGTGTGGCTTACATCCTCCAGGATCCAGACTGCACGATCATCAAGGCCCAGCAGTATCCGGCCCCCGATCTGCCGCCAGAGCCTGTCCTAGGCCCTCAGGGCGAGCCGATACTGGATGAGAACGGCCAGCCGATGACCACTCCCGCGATGCTGTGGGACGTGACGATTCGCAGGGCTAATACGACCGACAAACTCTGCCTTCGCACGCTTCCGCCGGAGCGGGTAAAGGTTGACCAGCGAACCTTTAGCTGGCGCATTGACGATCAGTGTAACTATTTCGAGTATTGGGAGGAAACGACCCTATCGAGCCTGAGAGAACAGGGCTTCGATATCCAGACTGACATTGCCGATGATCCCGAGCTGTATACGCAAGAGGACATGGCGCGCGACCAGTATGGTGAAAGGCGTTTAGAGCGTTACAAGCCTACAGATCCTTCGATGCGCCGAGTCAAGGCGCGCATGATCTGGATTCGGGTTGATGCTGATGGAGATGGGCAGGCGGAACTGCTGCAGATCCTGCGCGTGGGGC